AAAGTTCAACCTGTAAACCCACCGCCATCTGCGACAATAAGCCAAAGTCTCATAGGCAACAATCCAGCTAATATGGACATTGCTAGAAAAAGATTTGGCTAACTCTTAATTAAATAAAGATCCCAGTTATTTCTTAACACTTCCAACCAGTCTTCAATTGGCATAACTGCTACCTTATCGTTATCTTCATCCCACTCAGGATTAATTGCATACAAAGGAACGCAAACCCGAATAGGTTTACGATTGTATTTAAAAATTAAAACAGGGATACGGCCGTCTGTCGCTTTGCAGACTTGATCCCACCAACCTTGTTGATACCAATCCCCCTCTTTGTAAAACTTGCACTCTACGGCGTGATGAGGAATGTTTATATCGCAAAGATCTTTAGATTGATATTGGTCTAGGTTACGCTTGCAAACGTAGTCAATACCTTCAGACTCAAAAAACTCGTTTAATATTTTAGCAACGTCTCTTTCAAACGTCGCTCCCTTTGTTCTTGAGTTGATCGGCATCCTTCTTCTCCTTTAAAGTTCTTTCTTTCATTAGTAACTCTAGCTCATGCCAGCGATACATTCTTTTGTTTACATGATCCCAAAACCACCCTTTATAATCGTGCAGCTTTTCCATTGGGTCTTCCATTACTTATCCTTTTTGTAGTTGTTAACTAAACCCATTTCTTCTCTATCAAAACCTAATGGATGAGGAGATAAACACTCTAGCTCATCTTTACTGAAATGAATGTAAGGTTCTGAGTCTTCTTCATAAACAGGTTCTGCAATTGTACCAAATCTTACATCGTATATGTGATCTCTTTTCCAAGTATGACTATAAACGCTATCTGTCATTGCATACACAATAACGAATGGTTGATTGGTAGCTAAAGATAGAGCTGAACCCATTCTAAGCTTGCTAGCAGAAAGTAATAAAGTGTCATACTTGGTAATACCAAAAGTTCTGCATTTTACTTCTAACCAAAAAGAAACTTCTCTTGATTCACACCAGTAATCTAAGCCGTAGCTGACTGGTAGTTTATGGCATCTAACATTCCAAAGGCCTTCTATAAAACCAGCGACACGTTCTTCGCGTTTTTGGTCATTGATGTTTTCCATTTTTGGTTTTGGCTTATCCATTGATCTCTCCTTTTTTAAATGCAATACGCACACAATATTTGCGAACAATTGCAACAAGTGTAAATACTGTTGTTTGAACAACAGATGTGGTTAACAAGCTAACATTAAAATAATTACATAGATTAAGAACAAGAAAAGATAAAGGTAAAGCTATCACCACGCCAACAGCTACATCGCTGAGACTTTCTCTTAAAGCTGGTTTATCAATCTTCATTAAAAAATTCTGGATCAATCGCAACAATACGTTTAGTTGGTCGCCCAGTTCCTTTTGCTCTTAAATCTTTTTCTTGTATCTCCCCTGAGTTTTTTAATCTTTCAATAATTTCTTTTACTTCGTATGACTTCATTGATCTGAATATTTCACGTCTATCAATATCACGTTTGCTTATACCCCATTCTCCTTGCGATCTAATAAAGCTAAGTATTTGTTTAATACGCCCTTCCATTTCAGAACCTGCAACTTTATCTTTACAGCTTTCAATTAACACTTGATCGTAGTAATAAACATAATCAATTGCCCATTGAGTAATATCTCCCCTAATAGTTTTAGCTTTGCGATCATCTGCCAAAGCTCCAATCAAAGCTAGTCGCATAGCTTTTTCTCTTGTTCTAGATAACAAAACCTCAAGACCTTCTTTCTCTAAAGCATTTTGTTGGTCTACCAGCTTGTAAGCTAGACTATCTAACAAAGCATTAGAATCATCATCAAACTTCAACACTCTTTGTTTAAAATCTAGCTCAGCATTGTCTCTAGATATTTGTTCCATTTCATTGTCAACTTGTCTTACATGTGAAACCCAGTTGTATGTGGATTGCGGAGGCTCGACAAAAGAAACCATTTTACCGACAGTTCTTGGCACGTGAGACTCAACAACAATAAATCTATTTAAGAAACCGTCTACAATACGGCCTGTTGATAAAGCGCCGTAAAAGTTTTTAGGCACACTCATACCGACCAAGGTAATCGCAGGTTTAATCGTTGATCTATCCAACACTTCTTTTTGCTGTTTATTGGTCAACGTCATCATTGAATAGTTATCTGGTCTTAGAACGCCATGACATCTTCCCCAAGTCTCCATAAGTATTTGCAAAGCATCTTCTTTGTTTGAGTTAGAAGATTTAGATATGCTTTCCAATCTTTTACCAAACTCATCCATTACAGTTATATGAGTTGGCTTATATCTAAGTAAACTATAAATAGCTCCACTTGAGGTGTAGCCATCTCCCGCCATTAAGTCGCTGTGCTCTGCATGATCTAAAATAGTTTCAACAACTGTTTTAACATTTTCTTTACCTTGACCAGACTTAGCGATACACATAAAGAACAAAGATGAAAAGTTATTCATATTGGTTCTATACATTCTGCCCAAGGCTACCGAACCTAAAGACAAAGCTGCTTGCATGCTAATAGCTGGTTGAGAAATATGTGCTATCTGTTCTGAGTATTCGTAAATATCTTTTAAAACCCCTGGAGGAGAAAAAAGATTAACAGGTTCATTTACACTTTTGGTTGTTGATATGTAAGCTGGAGCTTGTTGGTTTTTTCTGTCATGAGTTTTCTGAATTGAATTAACTGTTGTAGATATTTCAGACCTTGATAAAGGTGGTTTGTTTTGTTCGTTCCAAGACTGAACAAAGAATTCTGTAAACTCTGTATTCAAACCTTTGGCTATTAAATAACCAGCAAGTCTAGCGGCTTGGTCATTTCTACCACCTTCTGATATACCATCAATAGATAAAGGCGCAGCTATTGGCTGACCGTTAAGTTTCTCAACTCCCGTTATTTTTACCCATAAATCCTGAGTTAGATTTGGTAAGTCATCAATATCGTTTAGATCCCAATCATCAATTTTTGTAGGAGTATAGATAGCACCTGTCGCATGAATATTATGCGGAGCAACAATCAAACCCCCGACACCTCTAATATCAATTAGCTTAGCTGGGTCATAGCCTTCAGTTCTTTTAGCTACCCAAGTAGTAAAGTTTTCTGGATTGTTATAATAGTAATGAACCCCTTTGCCTGTCGCTACTTTAAAAGGTGTTATGGGTAAGTTGGCTTCACACCAGTTTACGGCTTCAGGTGTGTCTGCATCTATAACAATAAATTTACCGCAGACTAAAGCAACGACTAGATCATCTCGCCCCTTAAACCATTTCTCAATTTCTTCCGTCGTCGGCTGTCGCTCTTGAAACTTTTGCCATCCACCTAATTCTTTAGGCGGAACTTTATTATGTCTATGTAGTGGTACTACGCTTATGCCGTATTCTGCATAAGCCAGAGCTAAGTCCAACGCAGAATCTTGCGCTGTTACTTGTAAATTGAACACTATTAGTCTTCGCCATTCTCTTCGATAGGGCCAAAGATAGATTCAAAGTCTAGCTTGCCGCCAGATGCTTTGATAATTTTTTTGGCTTGTTTAATTGAAGGTTGTCTTAAACCATACCTCCAAGCTTTAGTTGATGCGGGAGAGCAGTCAAATAATTCTGCCGCAGGCTCAGTCCCAATAAATTCTATATACTTCTTTAAAGTTATTCTTTGCACTTCCCTCTCCTTATGTTCAGGTTCTAGATTTTTTGTTTTAAATGATTTAAGCTCTTCATTCGTAAGGTTTTTCAACCTCCAGAGATAATTCACTCTCCATTGATTTTGGTCTACTTCTCTCATTTTACATTCCGTTAAATATTTAATGTTCACACATTGTAATTCATATTAAAATAAATTAAAATAGTATTTTTAAATAAAACGGAGAAGATTAAATGTCTGATATTTTAAGTAGAATTGTAAGTCCTAGTGAATTGGTTGAAAACCAAGGCGCTAAGATTTTAATGTATGGTGCATCTGGAGCTGGTAAAACAACGACATGTGCAACTGCTCCTGGAAAAACTTTAATCATTAGTATGGAAGCTGGTTTGTTATCTATTAAAGATGCAAACAATGTTACTGCTATTGAAGTTAAAGAAGCTTCAGAGATTGAGGAAATTGCTGCAATGCTTGAAAGCGGAGAGCTTGATTACGATACTGTCTGTTTAGACAGCGTAACCGAGATGTCTGAGCTTTTATTAGCACAAGAAAAAGCAAGGTCCAAAGATCCTCGACAAGCTTATGGTGAAGTTATTAATGTAATGACTAGAACAATGCGTAGATTTAGAGATCTAAAGATGCACGTTATTTTTGTTGCTAAAGAAGATAAACTTCGCGACGAAGCAACAGGTATGTTTCATTATCAACCTATGATGGTTGGTGCTAAACTACCTACCCAAATTCCTTACTTCTTTGATGAAGTGTTATGTCTTAGGACTTTCACCGAAGAAAATGATGAAGGGAAAAAAGTAACCAATCGTTGGTTGCAAACAGTTCTTGGTGATAACTATATTGCTAAGGATAGGAGTGGCAAGCTAGATTCTTTTGAAGAGCCTAACTTGACACATATTATTAATAAACTTGGATTTTCAAAAGGAGAAAAATAATGAGCGATTTTGCAGACGTCAAGTTTGATTTTGAAGCGAGTAGTAGTAACGATTCATCTACTATTCCAGAAGGGGACTACCTAACAGAGATAAGCACATGCGAGAAGACTACTTCTGCGGCAGGTAACGACTATCTCAAGTTAGAAGTCAAAGTATGCGGCGATAAATACAAAGGATGGATTGCTAGAGACAATCTAAACCTTTGGTACACTAACTCTGATTCTGAGAAACAGGAAATGGTTAGAGAGATAGCCTCTAGAAAGTTTTCTAGTTTGGTTAAAGCTGTAGGAAGAAAAGACAACCCGCCTACTAACGCTGGCGAACTGGTTGGTAATAAAGTGATATGTTCTTTTGGTATTGAAAAAAGTAAAAATCCTGATTACCCTGATGATAAAAATATTATCAAGGCTTTTAAACCATTGGAAAAGATGTCGCCTAAACAAGCAGACGACACTCCAGCTTGGGTAACAGAAGGAACTTCTGAAGCCAAAGCTCCAGCTAAACCAAGCTTGTAATTATAGGGTGTTGCTAGGGCGCCCAAAGGGTATAATCTCCCCCCATTAGATACTTATATACCTACCTAGCACCTTAATGAATGGTTAGACTTACGTGATGTGTAGGATCTAATTCGCTAACATCTAGAATTTTTCCAAAACTATAATTGTCGCTGTCTTCCATAGAACGCAGCAAAGCAAATAACTCTGCGGTATCAGAGTTTCTGGCCTGCAACACAACCATATGAAGGTCGCTGTCTACCTCGTAGACGCACAGATATTGAGGAATGCTAGGAAATAACATACCTATAATCCTAGCATAATTTTTATTGATCGTTGACGTATAAAGCAATCATTGCATAGTGAATGATTTTAAGGAGCTCTTTTTTCTTATCGTCTTTTTTACCATAACGCATGGCATATTTCATTATATTGCCAATACAAAAACCCTCGCCAAAGCCAGCATCTACAATCATATCCGTAGCCTGGTACTTGCCCTTGGCATAGTGCTGATTGTAGGTACTGTCTATATAATTTTTTAACTCAGCAAGAGATATATCTTCTTTAAACTTGTAGTCAATAGAAGTTTTTTTGTCGTACATTTTATAAAGTTAAGGTAACAATATTAGGCGAGTTATAAATAGATAAATGACCGCCGTCTGAATGATTTTTATACGACTCTAAAAAGCCTTCCATCTTCTCCCAACCAAGATTCATCTGCTCTTCTGAGATAATAAATACTTTAGATGCGTAAGGGTAAACTTTTTCTTGAGCAACAAAAACAAACTCTTTAAGTTTGAATCCAGCTTTCTCCATACCTCTGCGATACCAAGCGGCTTGCATATCATAGCCATACTTCTTAACCGAATAAGCAAACTCTACTGGGTCGCATGATTGAGTGGTTTTGTAATCGACTACACATATGGCGTTGTCTGGGTATGGACTTTGGACTGGCGGACAAATAATATCTGGTCGGCACTTACAAAGAACTTCACCCTCATACCAGTAAAAACTAGCTTCTGCTACTTTGCCTTCAGCGTTAAGGTAGATGTTGCCTTCTTCAATCATATGTTCTTTCATACCCTTGATTGCTGTCATTTCAGACTCTTTAATAACTGTTAGGCCGCGCTCTTCATATTCTCTTTTAAGATCTTTATTGGCGTTGGTATAAGGAGAACCCATAACAACTGCGACTGTTTGATTAAAGGCTTCTTCACCCTCTACTAGCAAAGCATGGGCAGCTGTACCAAAGTTCATAGCAGGAGTTGTCTCTTGGACTCTCTCTACCGCATGCAGTTGCGATTTGCCAAAGGCTCTAATCTTACTGCTGCTTACTCCGACCCCTGCATGGTAGACAGGGTTAGGTATATCTGAGAACACCAGGGTGTCGCCCTTTTGCTCAGACTCAAATTCTTTTAGTTCTTCTATTATCATATTCATACTCCAAAATCATCGTTTGCACGACACTATCATTTAGCATTGGCTTAGGCCAATACCGCAACTTGTTGTATAAGTTTAGCATGTTGTCTTCAAAAGACAGTCGCTTGTTATACATAGGGTTTCCTATTGAATCCCAAAAATCTTCTATTTGTTCTAAACAATCTCTACCACCGCCAACATATTTTAATTCTGCTTCTGTATAGTCATAGGGAATAAACATAAAATCTCCCGTCTCTTTTCTAAATGGATAACAACGTGTTGGCTTACCTATCTGCATACATATGATTGACGATATTGGGGAACTTACCCGAATAATCGACTTTAATTAAATCTGGCTTATTGACTTCAGTTTGTCTAAACAAGGCTTCGTCTACTGTAGCGGGCGGCGATCTGCGTAAGCTATCACCACTTACCATTTTGTTCCACCAAGCCACAGCTTTCTCTCTTGCATAGCCTGAGTGCTCAAAACAGATGTATTCACTAATAATTTTATTGGGCGTCTTGTAGCTGACTTTTAATACAGGTAAAGGCTTACCTTGTTTCTGATGATTACCAAACCACATGCTGATAACCTTGGTATCGTAGCGTTCTTTTTTAGCTGTATTAGAAATAATATCTAACTTAGATGCAACCAAATCTAACTCTAGCTTACGCATAGGATAGACATAGTCACAATCTGGACAGGTGGTTACAGCTTTAGGCACATACGATTGACATTCTGGACAGCTCTTAACAAGCGCTTGACCTGTTCTTTTACGTTTGCCTTTTTGATTGGGCGCTATTTGATTGATAGGACCATGACGTTCAATATTCTTAGCAAAGTCTAGAATCAAACAATCTTTCTTGCCTTCTGCTATACGCATGCCTCGACCCATCATTTGCACATATAAGCCTGGTGAATGTGTAGGCCTCAGCATTATAATTAAATCTGTATTCGGAGCATCAAATCCTGTTGTCAATACATCACAATTAACCAAAGCTTTAATCTCTCCTTTCTTATAATCAGCTATTAATTTATCTCTTTCTAACTGATTGGTATCTCCTGTTACCACGCGAGAGGTTATATTGTTTGCATTTAAAATACTGCTAACCATTTCTGCATGATTGATACCAGCGCAGAATATGAGCCATTGTTTTCTGTTTGCGCCTTTAATTAAAACTTCTTGTATGGCTTTGTTGGTTCTACCGCTATCGTTCATCTTGGCTTGCAAGTCTGTTTGAATAAACTCTCCACCCCTTATACCCACATCATCTAATTCGTATTCAGTATCCATACATTTAGTTACAAGAGGTGATAGGTAGCCATCTTCAATCAACCGAATAAAGTTATCACCGCTTCCAAAGTCTATTGCGACATCATCAAAAATAGACCCCTCACCTTCAGTCAACATGCCAGAGTTAAGTCGATACGGGGTAGCAGTAAACCCGACCACGCGTAAGTTTGGATTACGTTCTTTAAGGGCGACAACGAGGGAACGATACATTCCCTCGCCGTCTTTTGGAACAAGATGCGCTTCATCAATAGCGAGGAGATCGAATAAGGGCAGTTGATCTACCTTGTTCCAAACTGATTGAAGCTGAGCATAGATAATATCGTTATCTGTATCTCTGCTTCCTAAGCTGTTGCCATACAAACCTATATCTCCATAAGGCCAAGCGTTTTGTAGCTTTTCGTAATTTTGAAAAAGTATTTCTTTAACGTGCGAAACAATTAAAGTTTTTTGTTTCTTCTGCTCGTTCATATGCAGCACAAAGTCTGCAATCACATGAGACTTACCAGAACCTGTTGGCATAACAACTAAAGGATTGCCGTCTTCTATAGCAATATAGTTTTCTAGCGCATCCAAAGCTTCTTGTTGGTAATCTCTTAAAGGCATTTATTTTTTTTTCTTTTTGGGAATAAATTTATTTATAACTTTAGTTAACTTGCCAGATTTCATTATTCGATCCAGCTTATTTATTGTTTTATTTTTTTTG